ATCTAATAATAAAGAAGATACACCAAATTTAGATTGTGCAGTTGAGAGTTGTGCTTGGTTAAATGCAGAAAATAAAATACCTTGACCTTCACTTGCAACTTCTAAACCTACTCCATTAACAGCAAAAGCAATACTTACTCCACCTGGATCGCCGAAGGGTGAACTAGCAAATGAACTACCTCCAAAAAACATTATGATCCTCTACTTGTTTGAATTGGGACCCAAGTTTGACTTGCACCTGGTACAATACCATCCCATTGTCTAATATTAACTGTTGATGTACCTACATCAAATCCATTACCTAACGGTAATACGGTTGCAGCTGCTGTAACTGTAACTGTTCCAGTTGATAAATTTTGTCTGTTTGTTGTAACGGTTACAGTAGCATTTGCTTTTGTGGTTACATTACCAACTGCAATTTCTACTGCATCTCCATTTACAGAAACATTTGCATCTGCAACAATTGTTACATCACCAGTGTCTGTATTGATTCTTGATCCAATAGGCGAGATATTTGCACCTGCAGATGTGGTAACTGTACCTGTAGATAAATCTACACCTGATCCTGTAACAGAATATATAAATTTAAATGTAACAGATCCAGTTGTAAAGTTTGTTTGTGATCCAGTAGGTAGAATATTTGCAGCTCCAGTTGTAGCAACTGTTCCTGTATTTAAATTAACTCTATTACCAGATACACCTACAACGTCAGCTACATTAACTGTCCCTGTTGTAAAATCTAATTGACTTCCAGTAACTACTGTACTTGCTCCTGCAGAAACAGTAACTAAACCTGTAGATAAAGCCGTTGCAATGCCTGATACACCAATAACATCGGCTACCTGAACATTACCAATTCCAATATTAAATCTATTCCCTGTAGGGAGTATTAATGCATCACCAACGATAGCAACAGTTCCTGTTGATTCGTTGATTCTATTTCCTGTAACAATGGCCAGTGCATTTGGGTTAAACCCTGGATCTGCAAACGGCGCTGATGCAAACGAAGTTCCGCCAAAAAACATAATATAAATCCTTATAAAGGATGCAACGGGTGGTATGTGGTGGTGTCCGTTGCACCCATCATAAGGTTATATCATCGTTTAAACCAAGATGGAAGACCTAAATGAGGACGCTTGTCAAACATATTGTCTTTTGCGCCTGGTGTTTTACGATTGTTATAATGAAGAAATACTTGTACGCATTCCTTACCTTTGAACTTTTCTCTCCAATGCTCTAATTCACAACCAGAATAGACTAACATATCTCCTGGTTTTAAATCTACTTTGACACCTTTCAAACCTTCTTTACCAGATGGTTCTAAATAGATTGGCCAATCATCACCACCTAAATTCATGGTGGTAGATATTTCACAGCTAAATCTATCCTTGTGTCTTTTAAGAACATCACCTTTTTTATAAATTCTTGCATAAGTATATGCAGGATATAATTTTAATCCTGTTGCTTTTTCCATAACAGGCTGACATTTTAATAATAATGTTTCCATCGCTATATCGGAATAACAAGAATAAGTATTTGGAATTTGTTCATTCTCACCTTCATAATAACCGAGTAAAGTTTCATATGGAGAAATATATCTAGCTTGACGACATGTATCTAACACTTGTTTTTGCATAGCAAAATAGTTTGCAACAAATGCAGCTAGATCTTTTGAGATTGCTTGACGGATAACGGTATATTTATTTTTCTTAAAACTCATATTAAAAATAATTAAAATTTATTACCATTCTATTATTACAATTAGTTGAATTAGTACCAAAATGTTTTACATCTGAATTAAATAAAACCATTCTATTTCCTTTACTTTCTATTTTTTTATCCTCTATCATTGTATAACCATCATTATCATTAATATAGTAAAGAGCAACTTTACATTTAAAATCTTGATCTTTATGATAATCATATTCTAAAATATTTTTTGTGGCAGGATTTAAATTTGCTTTTATTCTAATAAGGGATAATGGTTTTAACTTATCTAAAATAGGGTTTAGATCATTAAAAAAATTTGAGTTAATATTATTATTTATATAAAAAATATGGTTAAATTGATAATCAAAAATTTTTGGTTTATCTGTAGGTTTGCTTTTACATTTTGTATAAAACCAAGGAAATTCATTTGATTCCATTATTGTTTTTAAAATAAGATGTTGTTCAACATCTAAATAATTATCAACTACTTTATACATCTTTAGCCATCTCTTTCGGTACAGCTTGAATGTTCCAATGTATAAATCTAAATGGTTCTACACCAAAGTCGACCGCATATTCATGTTCCAAGTACCCTGGAAAGATAATGAGTGTGCCTGGCTTTGGTTTAAAATGTACTAATTCAGTTCCATGAAATACACCATTGCCAGGTTTCATTTTTAATTTTGTAGCTCGTGCACCTGTTCTTGGTTCATGAAATATTGGATAGGATGTTTTATCAGAGCATTTTAAAAAATAAAAACCTGATACATGTTGATTCCAATGGATATGAGCTGAATGATGACCACCACCATTTTTGGCAAACTCTTGTACCCATAACTCACTAAACATAGTTGTATATTGCTGCATATCGAAACCACACCAATCTAAAAACTCCCAAGACTTTTGACCTACATAGTTTCTAAAATCTAAAAAGTTATTATCCATTGTAAGTGGTGTTGAATGATAACTTCTTCCAAAGTCACCATGCTTTTTAATAAATTCTTTTTCTCTTTTTCTAGCATCTTTAATATATTGATTAGATGCTTTGTTTAAGGATTTAACAAACTCTGGTTTGTCTTCAATCCATATTGGTGTTTTAAAATATTCTGTTATTTGCATTATTTAAACGGATATCCAAGATTCCACATGACTAATGAATATCGCACTCCTTTCGTTACAGGTTTAACTCTATGCCATACAAATGAAGGAAACACAATAATAGACCCTTTTGGAAGTATTTCTTTTGCTTGCCTTAAATGTTTAGCTTCTTCTCTCATATGGGGATCATAGTTTCTAAAATCAAACTCTAATTCACCCCCTTCATATTCGGACCCATCGGTTAATTGACAAGTCATCGAAAGCTTTCTTATTTTACCATGTTCAGGATTATTAGCATCTTTTCTGTCATAAGGTTTATCCCAACCATCACAATGCCAGTCATAATACTGATTTAATTTATATTTTGTAAACTGACATGATTCTGATCTATCCCATTCAAAATTCCAACCTGCAGCTCTATTTGCTTGATGAATGTATGGATGGAGTTCTTTATATATCCATGGATCATTGAGCCATACTAAATCTGAATTTCTTTTACGTTTCATATCTTTTATTTCTTGTTTTGATAATTCTCTATCTCCATATCCACCAGTTCTAGCCATAGTTTCTGATTGTGATAAACCATATTTAATAATGTCATCACATAATTTTGGTGGTATTGCTGAAGTGAAATACCAATAATAATTAGATATATTCATAAGTTATTGTTTGAACAAAATTCAAACTATCTTTCTGTTTGTTATTTAGATAATACATATTAGTTGATGGAAACATAATAAACATATTGTCTTTTAATTGTATGTCCCAAGATCTTCCTTTTCTTCTATTATCATCATAGAAAATTCTCACAAAACAGTTATTGGTTTTAACACCATAGAGTAAAGTATAATCAGGTGAGTTTCTTAAATCGACTGGATCAATATTCAATAATGGTTCTGTTTGTTGATTGGGTTTGTACATATCACCCCAAGTTCTTTTATTCACTAATTGAAAACCATATTCTAAATTTACATGATCTCTCATGTAAGTATTTAACATGTCCCAAGTTCTTGAAAATGGAAACTCTGAATCAGTAAATGTAGATTGTAAAATGTCGCCTGATAATTTATCTCGGTCTATCTCAAAACCTTTAGGCATTGAAACATCACCAAAGTATAAAGCTTGCTCTGTTAAAACTTTCTTTTGCATACCACCACCATATATAAAATAATATTAATTATTTGTCAACTATTGAGCAACCCAAGATGTTCCGTTCCAATCATAAATAGTTGGAGTATCTGCAGTATCATCAGATCTAGTTGCTTCCCAGCCTTTTGTATTATCTGCTTGGTAAGCAGTTTCATTCCATTTAATATCATATCTCCACACTACAGGATCTGCGCCATCGTCAGTTATTGATGGATAGGTTATAGGTGCATCCCAAGATGCAGTTGAAGTATTTTTAGTCCAAGATGCATGTGGTTTTTTAGGCCAGAAAATTTCATTATCTTCATCCCAAGTATAACCGATACCTGCATAGTTTCCTCTAAATGGAGTTCCACCATTTCTGTGTTGATTACCTGAAGTGTTGTAAGACGTTTGGATCCACATTTGTGCAGGCCAATTATTATGTTGTTCTAAATATTGTTGACCTACTGCTTCGTCTTCAACTCCATCAGCATTTAACATGTCATCATTATTCAATGTTAATACTTGAATAACTTTTCCGTTTGCTCCTAGTTTTGCAAAATGTGCCATAATGTTTCTCCTTATATATTAATTTTAAATTTTAGTAAACACATAAATATTATTGATATTTGTATCTAATAATAACAATACCTGAACCACCTGTATTTCCTGCAGCTGGATTTGGACTTATTGCTGGTGCATTACTACCACCTCCAGCTCCACCACCAGTATTTGCAGTTCCAGCTTCTCCAGCTGTAGGACCTGGTCCAGTAGCTCCTTCACCACCAGCTCCACCACCACCTAGTCCTGGTTGACCGCCGGTTCCCGGAGTTCCTGGAGTTGGCGTTCCTTGGTCAGTTCCGCCACCACCTCCACCTGCTCTTGCTACTGATGAACCTGTTATTGAAGATGATACTCCATCTCCACCACAGCCACCAAATCTTCCAGCAGCATTTGCTCCTGCGGCACTAGCACCTCCACCACCGCCACCACCATTTGCAGGGCCACCAGTTCCACCCGAATTTCCTTGGGAAGGACTTGTAGGAGGTGTATTACCAGCACCCCCAGAATTAGTTTGATTTGCTCTACCACCTCCACCAGATCCACCTCCAGGTAAAGCTGCTCCACATTGACCATTATTTCCACCTGCACCACCTCCTGCTGAAGTGATTGTACTAAAAACTGAATTTGATCCAGGATTAGCAAATGCTGTAGGAGCAGGTGTTGTTGTACCACCAGCTCCAACTGTTATTGGAAAAGCTGTTGCTGTTACTGTAACTCTATTTGGTGCACTTGGGTATCCATCTAACGGACTAGCTGTATAGGGAGTGACAGGAGATTTAACTTCTCTAAAACCACCAGCGCCACCGCCTCCGCCTCCGCCTCCGCCACCACTTCCACCACCACCAGCAACTACCACATAAGAAACTATATTGTTCGTTGAAGAACTAGCTATTGCTGAAACACAAAATGTTCCTGGCCCTGTAAATGTATGTATTTTACAATCTCCACAAGTTGTTTCTGTTCCACCTGTTGCTACTATAAAAGTTTCTCCAATAAAACCTGTTCCTTCTTCAACAGATTTCCAACCTTGTGTTCCATCAACATACACAAGAGACATACTTGTATTGTCTGTACTTATAGTTGCATCCCCTGCATTACCATCTAAATTAGAATTATTTCTTGCGATCGTTAAGTTATTTGTTGCAAAAGTTCCTGCATAATCTTTTAAAGCTACAATGTCTCCTGCACTTGGACTAGCTGGGAGAGTTAAAGTTATTGCTCCTGATGTCGTATTTACAAAATAACCATTTCCTGAAACCGCTGTGAATGAAGCTGTTTTTGCAGTCGTATCCCAATCCACTGTACCTGTACGACCAAAACCTGTTTGTGATGCACCAGCTGCTAAATTAATTGTGTCTCCAGAAGCACCTAAAGTAATAGTTGTTCCACATTGACTAATAATGCTTCCACCATCAACTGCTTTTAAGGCTGCTGATTTTAAATCTCCTGATACAGTTAAATTATTGTTTACTGTTACTGGAACCCCTGCAGAAACTGATACTGAATCTCCAGAATCTCCAACAGTTACTGTACCACAATTTGTTCTTGGACTAATTTTATTTACTTTTACTTCACTCATAATTTACCTATTGATATTTATACCTTATTATAACAATTCCGCTACCGCCTGATCCACCTGCAGCTAAAGTAGTTGGTGAAGGTATATTTGGAGTGGCTCTTGTTCCACCACCTCCTCCACCACCAGTGTTGGCTGTAGCATTACTACCTGCAGCTTCTCCACAAGGTCTAGGGTAAGTTGGACCTCCACCACCATCACCACCACCCCCTTGACCACCAACTCTTATTGCTGGACTTTGTGTTTGAGGTGCATTTCTTGTTCCACCTCCACCACCGCCAGCATAAAAAGTAGCACTTCCATTAATTGAAGTTTGAGCACCATCTCCACCTTCAGCTGCAAGGTCTGTACCTCCAGCTTCAATAGCACCTCCACCACCGCCACCACCATCATCTGATGTTGTTGGAGAAGGTGTTGTATTATTTTCACCGTTATTTCCTTGAGGAGGGCTTACAGGAGGAGTATTACCTGTTCCTCCACATCCACCACCGTGAGATCCACCTCCACCAGATCCTCCAGAACCGCCATTAGCAGAAAGATTATAACCACCTCCACCACCGCCAGCAGATGTAACAGTTGAAAAAATTGAATTTGAACCAGATGAACCTGAATTCCCTTCAGGACTAGGAGACCCACCACTTCCACCGCCACCAACAGTTATTGGATAAGGTTGTGCTGAAACTGGTAAAGCACTAACACATGCACCTAATGGAGAAGCTGTGTAGCAACCAGAAGCAGCTCCTGATGATTCTCTATAACCACCCGCTCCTCCTCCACCTGCAGCACATGCTGCACCCCCTCCGCCACCACCAGCGACTACTAAATAATCTACTGTTGATGATCCAAAAGGATTACCTACTGAACAAACTGTAAAAGTACCAGGTGATGTAAAAGTGTGAATTTTATAATCACCACATGTTGTTTCAGTTCCACCTGATGCTACAACATATGTAGGTACAGTTTCAATATCATTTAAATTTGAGGTGTCTGTAGCTTTCCATCCTTGTGTACCATCTACATAAACAAAAGTTCCAGCCGAATTATTTTTTGAAATTATTAAATCTTCAGCTGAACCATTTATATTAGATCCATTTCTAGCAACAGTAATAAGGTTAGTTCCAGCTGTCCCTGCATAATCAGATATTGCTACTATATCACCTGCGCTTGGACTTGCAGGAAGTGTTACAGTTATAGCTCCTGAAGTCGTATCTACAAAATAACCATTACCACTCACTGCTGTGAACGATGCAGTCTTTGCTGTGGTATCCCAGTCTACTGTTCCTGTTCTACCGAATCCTGTTTGACTTGCACCGCATGCAAGAGTAATGGTATCGCCACTTGCACCAAGTGTAATGGTTGAACCACATTTGTTAGCGATGTTAGCACCGCATTGATTTTGAATATTATTTACTTTAATTGTACTTGTCATAATTATTGATATTTATACCTTATTATTACTATACCAGAACCACCTGCTCCACCTTCTCTACAAGCACTACCATCGATAGTACCGCCACCACCTCCACCTGTATTGGCTGTTCCTGCTACTCCTGGAGCTCCTGAAGCTCCTCCACCACCAGTTCCACCTGGTCGTGCTCCTGAATCTCCACCACCTCCGCCACCACCTGCTCTTGTAACAGCTGATGCATTTATTGAACTTGTAACTCCATTTCCACCAACACCTCCTGTTCCTGGAATAGTACCAGTAGCATCAGCACCTACAGCTCCAGCACCACCACCTCCACCTGATCCAGCATTAGCACAAGCCACTCCAGCACCACCATTTCTTCCTTGAGGAGGACTTACAGGAGGAGTATTTCCTGTTCCACCAGATCGATTGTAATGAGCTCCACCACCACCTGAACCACCATTTAAACCATTCCCATCTGTAGGACTTCCTACATTAGGACCTCCACCACCACCGCCACCACCAGCTGATGTTATTGTTGAAAATATTGAATTAGCACCATTTGAACCAGGTGAAAAACTAGTAGCTCCTATTGCTCCTCCAGCACCAACTGTAATTGGATAACCTGTTACTGAAACTGGTAAAGCAGAAACACAGGCTCCTAAAGGACTTGCTGTATAACAACCACTTGCTGCACCAGAAGATTCTCTATAACCACCAGCACCGCCTCCACCAACTCTACATCCTTTAGCTCCACCTCCACCACCAGCTACTACTAAATAATCTACATTGTTTGGATTTCCTGATGGTCCTGGAGCTAAATTTGTTACAGTAAATGTTCCTGGACCTGTAAATGTATGAATTTTGTAATCTCCACAAAAAGTAGTTGTACCACCAGTTGCTACAATAAAAGGAGGAAGACCGCTTACATTAGAAGTTGAATCTTGAACGTTTTTCCAACCTTCCGTTGAATCTACATAAACAAAAGTTACTGATTGACCTTCTGTGTTTAATGTTGCGTCTCCTTCAACACCACCTATTTTAGATCCATTTCTTGCAACTGTTACAGCATTTGTTTGCCAAGTATTTGTGTAATCCGCTAAACTTACAATATCACCTGCAGAAGGCGTTGCTGGAAGTGTAACTGTGATTGCTCCAGAAGTCGTATTAACAAAATATCCATTACCACTTACAGCAGTAAAAGCTGCTGTCTTTGCTGTAGTGTCCCAATTAACCGTTCCAGTTCTTCCAAAACCAGTCTGCGTTGCTCCACATGCTAAAGTAACTGTGTCACCTGATTGACCAATCGTTAATGTTGATCCGCATTGTGATGATATTTGATTGACTTCTATTTTACTCATTAAATTATTACCAATGTTCCTGTTACTGTTTGTGTACCTGTAATTGTAACAGGGCCCGCTAATACGCCTGAATCTAGAGTTTGATCTTCAGATAAAGTTGAATTATGTGTAACGACAAAAGTTGTTGCATCCATTACTGGAGAGATAGTTTTCTTCGCTGGTAATGTACAGAATACATTTTTAGTACCTTCTGAAAAATCCACTGCAGAATCACCGTTTGATGAAGATATAATTGTATCTCTTGATAAAGTATCAGGTGCAGCATCGGTTACTGTACCAATACCAACCTCCCACTCATTAGCACTATTTAATTCAATAGCATAATAAGTCGTGTTTCCTGTACCAACACCAGATACAAAACTTTCATAGCCAGTTTCTGCACCAGCTAAATTAATAGTTCCAGTTCCAGTAGTTGTACTTGTTTCTTTAACTCTATCGTTAATTACTAAAGCCATTTCTACTCCAAAATTTTATTACGCGTCGCCAAGTCTAATGATTGCATTAGATGAATCAGCAGTTGGAAACTGAATAACGAAATCACCGTTAGTTGCAGTTTTTGATCCGCCGAAATCTAAAACTAATACCGCTTCATTAGTTGTGTCTTTATAAATCAGAGCACCCACTGCAGTTAAAGTTACAGATGAAAAAGTTAAATCTGCAAAGTCAACGTATGCAATGTTACTTGATATTGCTACACCGTTATTAGTTAAAGTATTTCCACCCGCTGTATAGTTTGTATCAACCGAAGAAACTTCGTTTGTAGTTATATAAGCTGTAGTGGCAGTACTGAAACCAGCTAATGATGTATAAAGTGCAAGTTTGAAAGTTGATCCGCCAGAATCAAAATCAAACACACCACCAAGTAGGTCTGTTTTAAAAGAGTCAGGTACTATATTAGCCATTTGTTTTCTCCTTAATTATTTTAGGGTGATGGTGATTTTAAAGGAGTACGAATAACACCATCTTGATATTCGTCTCGGCGTCTACGACCTTGTTGTTCGATCGCGTACGATTGTA